AATCTTTGGTGGTGGTGTTGAATGCTTTTATTTTGTGGCGTTTTCTTTGATCAATTGCCCCAAAAGCCCCTAAAATAGGGCAAGCAGCCGAAATTGTGCAAAATCTCGATGGGTGCGAATGGACAGGGGGGGTGTACCCGTACCGTATACAGCCTCAACCAAATTTTGGGATTTTCACACAGTAAAGTGGTAGTACCAAAGGCACCCTACTAAAGGGAATGTAAACACTCTGTATAGCCAATTAGGATTTTAGGGTTTTAAAACTGTCAATACACTACACTTTGCGCCTAGTGTTTTAAGTAGTACATAATGTTGACATTAACTATTGCTTAATTATATGATGCAGGGTAATGTAATATAAACCCGATCCATATATTGGATATGCCTTCAAGATTTTGGGGGTAAGATGAATTACGAACCAGGAATGGTATCAGTTAATCTTGATATCGAAATTGAAAACGACCTAGAAGTAGACGCAGACGGAAATCTATTTCTACTAACTGTCCTCTACCCTCACGAAGGCTCTGATAAAGACCCAAGTGAATGCAAATGTCTTTTCGAAGACGTTATTTCAAATCTCCTAGAATTCTACAAAGACAACAACCCTCACTCAAGTGCAGGTCAGCTGCATTCTATTGCTCACGAGTTAGATCGAGCGGCAGAAAGGTTGAGAGAGGTTGCGGGCTATATGGAAAGCGTAAGAGATGGGGAGATATCTGAAGACGATATTTCCATCAACACTGAGGTTAATTACGACGATGTTTGATGTATCAAAAATGAATGAGATGGATTCCACGCAAGTAGGAACAGTAGGCGAGAACTTTGTAGCCTCTGTTTTAGGTGGATATGGGTGTGAGGTTTCTCATGCCACAGGTCAAGGATATGACTTAGTGGTCTTAGAAAAGAATGAGGATGGTAGCACCAAGCCTATTCGGATCGATGTTAAGACTGCTAGAAGTGCATCTAAGCAGAGAAACTTTCATATTGGAAAGGGTAAGTCTCATCCTGGCTTCAGAGAGTATGAGGCAGGTGCATGTGACTTGTTTGCATTGCTTTGTCTAGAGGATATGTCTCTAGTCTTTAGGAAGTGTGAAGCTTATGTCGGTAAGAAGTCGATTTACATCAACCCTCTAGAACATAATAATACAGATTCTTATGATAGCTGGATGGAAGCTACTAGAGATTTATAGTATCCCCCTCGGCAACACTCGGTAGTTTTACCATATTTTTGAGCCTCTGTATAGACGGGTAAACTAATTTTTTTAGTCACCTCGTATGACTCCTTGATTGGAACCGCATCTTGTGGTATAACAGATGGCATAGATATGGCTCAAACTGAGCAAAAAAATACTTCCGAAGTAATTAATTTAGTCTACATCAGAGCGGCAATTGAAGCCAACACTGGTGTGCGTCTGCCTCTAAAATTAGTGCGTAGATACCTCGTAGAAGAGGGTTTGATTAGCCACACAGACGCTAGAACCAAGGCTCCTATATTCAGAGATTATAGAGAATACTTTAAAACAGAAGATTTCTCTAGATTGCATGAAGAACAAGAAGAAGGTGATTACTAGTATATTTAATTGCAGTACTTTTTTTGGTTAACTTTTGAGGTCTAAAATATGCGATATCTCTCAGCAACTTTGGCTGCGGTAATCGGTTCAGCAGTTCTAGCAGAGACAGTAATTAATTACGATGACGGCAGCCAATACACGCTGCTCCCAAGCGAAGCGGTCTATGTTTCACCGAATGAGCTTTTTAATAAACAAGAATTTTTAAATACGAGGCAGGTGGTGTTTACGCCCATCGTTCCGAACCGAAGGCGAGATTACGTTAATGTGACTAGCCCCTCTGATGGGCTAACACCGGGTAGTCCTGAGTGGTGTGCTTTATATGTTCCGTTTCAAGATGGGTACACTTTCTCTGATCAGGTTTGGCAAAAGTCTTGTCGCAGTAGCTAAAGAAAGTGAGTATCGATGTATTTAATTGTCGTGCTTCTTTTACAATTAGATTCTTACAAAGCAGTAGCTGACCCAACAATATACACCTCTATTTATGAGTGTGAAACGGCTCGAGCAGGCGTTGTTAAACGCTTGATGGAAACTCGCCCAAACAAAGCAGCATCAGTGTTTTCTAAATGCACTGAGATTTCTATCGAAGATAGAGCGGCTGGTGGCACCAACCTCTAGGAACACCTATGGCAACTAAGAAAAAGAAAGCTTCTACTGCCAAGCCAAAAGACTCAAAGCTTTACGCAAGAGTTAAGGCTGAAGGTAAAAAGAAGTTTAAATCTTGGCCTTCTGCATATGGCTCTGCGTGGCTTGTAAAGGAATACAAGAAGCGAGGTGGAACCTATGCCTAAGAAGCCTACTCAGGGCTTAACGAAATGGTTCAAGGAAGATTGGCGTGATGTTAAGACCGGTAAGAAGTGTGGGCGTAGTGGGAAGGACGATGAAGGAAGACCTTATCCAGCCTGTCGACCCGCTAGTAAAGCTAACTCAGCATCTGCCAAGAAAGCTTCCAAGAGAAAAACCAGCTCAAAACGAATTAGTTGGAAAAAATAATGGCAAAAGAAAAAGACCCACGATTAAAAAGAGCAGGGGTATCTGGGTTTAACAAACCTAAACGTACTCCAGGACACGCTACAAAGTCACACATCGTAGTGGCTAAAGAGGGCGATAAAATCAAGACTATACGCTACGGCCAACAGGGCGTGAGCGGTGCAGGTAAAAACCCTACGACAGCCAAGGAAAAGGCTAGGAAAAAATCCTTTAAAGCTAGACACGCCAAGAACATTTCCAAGGGCAAAATGTCAGCGGCTTATTGGGCCGATAAATCCAAATGGTAGTGGTGCTTACATATGGCAGTAGAAGACGAAGATAATGTCATAGATATATCGGAAGTTCTCTCAGAAAATAGAGAGTACGAATTTCAAGAAGAATTACACATTTGGCTGGCAGAAAAGATTGAGTCTGAACAGATCAATGTGATGTCCGTAATTGGCTGTTTGGAGGTAGCAAAAGCGGCCTTAACCTACGGCTGTTTAGAAGATGTATATGAAGAGGAATAATCAATGAAAACTAAAGCAAATTGTGGAGCGTCTGTTCCTGCAAGTGGCAAGGTCAAAGCTGCGGCGGGTGGATACATGAAGGTACATAAGTCTTCCTACGGTAAAAAGGAAGAAATGTACGGTGGTGGTGCCGTTCAGAAGAAAAAGAAAAAGTCTAAAAAGTACTAGGATTGCCATGTCACAGGAATATACAGAAAAGCAGTTAGCATTTTTGGATGCTTTGGTGGGTGAAGCCAAAGGAGATATCCGTAGTGCCATGCGAGTTGCAGGCTATTCGGATGCTACCAAAACTTCAGAAGTTGTTGGCCCACTAAAACAAGAAATTGTTGAAAGGGCTTCTACGCTGTTGGCAATCAACGCACCCAAAGCAACTTTTTCTATGTTGGATGTACTAACTGATCCTAGTTCAATGGGAGCTAGAAACGCAGTAACAGCCGCCTCACAAATCCTTGATCGAGCAGGTCTTGTGAAAAAGGAGCAAATTACAGTCACTGCTACGGAGGGTGGGATATTTATCCTTCCCCCAAAACAATCTGAGTCAAGTGATGTCGAAATCGAAGACAGTTAAATCTTCATGGGAAAATAAAAAGAGGCCTAATAAAAATGCAAAAATCCCCTACGGCTATCAAGCTTCTGAAGAAGATAGCCTTATCCTTGTTGCAAATCCTGAAATCGTTGTTCTTGTTGAGCAAGCTATGGATTACTTGGATACTGGGAATTCCTATCGTGAAGCAGCTCGTTGGCTATCCAGTGAATCTGGTGAAACCATATCTCATCAAGGTTTGGCAAATATTTGGAAAAGGCATCGTGGCAATCAAAACGAGCGTGTCCGAGATTTGGAAAATAAACGAAAAGCTCGTAACCCCAAAAGTAAAGAAGAACGAGAGCTCCAAGCCTTAAAGAGAAAGCAAGCATCTGCAAAACGTAGTTTAACTGTAGCAAAAAGAAATTTAGAAAAGGCAAATGGTAATTCTAAAGAAGTTGTTGAGACAAACACTCAAAATTTTTCGGATACACTAGACTTTAATGCGGCAAACACCAAGACGCAAAGGGTTGTATTCACACCAAACGAAGGGCCGCAAACAGAATTTTTGGCGGCATCAGAAAGAGAAGTCCTCTACGGCGGGGCAGCGGGTGGCGGAAAAAGTTTTGGCCTCCTCGCAGATGCCCTCCGCTATTTTGGAAACGGCAACTTTAATGGGCTTATCCTGCGAAGAACTAATGACGAATTACGAGAATTGGTCTGGAAAAGTCAGGAGTTATATCCGCAAGCGTACCCAGGAGCGAAATGGGCGGAGAAGAAAAGCCAATGGACGTTTCCTTCGGGAGCAAAGTTATGGATGACATATCTAGAGCGTCCAGAAGACGTTTTGCGATACCAAGGTCTGTCATTTAGCTACATAGCTTTTGATGAGCTAACACAACATCCTACTCCTTTTGCGTGGATGTATATGCGCTCAAGATTGCGTACCACAGACCCAGATTTGCCCATATTTATGAGGGCAACGACAAACCCCGGTGGGCCAGGACACTCTTGGGTAAAGCAGATGTTTATAGATCCTTCGCCTGCTAACAAGGCGTTCGATGCTACAGACATAGAGACAGGAGAAGTATTACTTTATCCTGAGACACATGACAAAGCAGGACAGCCTTTATTTCAACGAAGGTTTATACCTGCAACGTTGAAAGACAATCCTTATCTTTTTGATAAGGGTGAGTACGAAGCTAACCTTCTTAGTTTGCCCGAAATGCAAAGAAGGCAACTTCTGGAGGGTGATTGGGCTATCGCAGATGGCGCAGCCTTTCCAGAGTTTAAGGTACACCAGCATGTGGTTGAGCCTTTTGATATACCTCCAGAGTGGAGAAGGTTTAGGGCGTGTGACTACGGATACAGTAGCTACAGTGCTTGTTATTGGTTTGCCATAGACCCAGCCTACGAAACGTTAATAATTTATAGAGAATTATATGTTTCCAAGCACACTGGCAGAGATTTAGCCAAAGCTGTTCTAGAGGTAGAGCGAGGTGAAAACATCACCTACGGAGTACTAGACTCCAGTTGTTGGCACCAGAGAGGCCAGATTGGGCCTTCTATAGCAGAAGAAATGATATCAATGGGATGCCAATGGCGCCCTAGCGATAGATCAAGTGGATCAAGAGTGGCAGGTAAAAACCGCCTACATGAATTACTAAAGTACGACCCGGACAAGGAAATGCCCGGACTTGTTATTTTTGATACATGTAGACAGGCGATTGCAGACTTACCTGTTATCCCCAGTGATCCGAAAGGTGGGGATGATATCGATGTGAGATACAGATCAGACCACTCCTATGATGCAATACGTTACGGCATAATGTCTCGACCAAAAAGCCACTCAATGTTTGATGATTGGCATAGCAAGCCCGAGAACCTGTGGCGCCCTGCAAGCCTTAAATTTGGATATTAAAATATGGGAATAATGGATAAGCCTACAGACGGCACCGAAGAAATTAGCATGGATTCTGGAACGCCAAGCTCTTTGCAAGAGGGTGAAAACGTATCAGAAGAAAACTCTAGTATGGCTGGGGTGGTTTCGTACATCACTGGAAAATACAACAAGTCTTCAGATGCTCGACAAACTGATGAAGAGCGTTGGCTAAATGCATATCGAAACTATAGAGGCATTTACGGCCCAGACACTCAATTTACAGATGCAGAAAAGTCGAAGGCTTTTATTAAGCTTACCAAGACCAAGGTTCTTGCTGCTTATAATCAAGTGGTAGATGTTTTATTTGCAGGCAGCTCTTTTCCAATTGGAATTGAAACACCTAGCAATCCTATGGGTATAGAGGATGCGGTTAGTTTTGACCAAGCTCCCACACCAGAAGGTGCTCCAAAGAAGCGTGATGTCAGACCAGATATACTAGAAAGAGTAGGCACTAGAAAAGATCTACTTGAGCCTGTGGCAGAAGATTTAGAAGCGAAGGCTGGCGTTAGCCCAACTTCGATCACCTTTGAGCCTGCAAAAGAAATGGCTCGGCTGATGCAACAGCAAATAAATGAGCAATTAGAAGAAAGCGAAGCAAGCAAGCACCTAAGACATGTAGCATTTGAAATGAGTTTGTTTGGAACAGGTATCCTTAAAGGCCCGTTCTTATTTGAAAAAGAATACCCCAAGTGGAATGAAGACGGTGAGTACGAACCAGAAATTAGAAATATCCCTAAAATTGAGCATGTATCGATTTGGGATTTTTATCCAGACCCGGATTCAAGAAGCATGGTGGACGCTGAGTTTGTTATACAGCGGCATAGGGTAAACCGAACTCAATTGCGGCAGTTTAAAAAACGCCCCCATTTTAGAGAAGAGTCAATCGAACTCGCTATTGAGATGGGAGAAAATTATACAAATGATTACTGGGAAGAAACTCTACAAGACAACATGTCTACTCAGTCCTCTGTACATAGATATGAAGTGTTGGAGTATTGGGGCGTAATTGACGCTGAGACTGCTATAGAGGCAGAAATCAGCCTACCTAAAAATCTCAAAGACGTTGATGAAGTACAGATAAATTGTTGGGTTTGTAATGGACAAATTCTACGTTTGGTTGTTAACCCATTCACACCATCCAGACTTCCATTCTCTGCGGTTCCCTATGAGGTAAATCCTTACAGCTTCTTTGGTGTGGGTGTTGCAGAGAACATGGAAGACACCCAAGAAATTTGCAATGGGTTCATCCGTATGGCGGTGGACAATGCAGCTTTGTCTTCTAACCTATTGATTGAAATAGATGAAACCAATTTGGTGCCTGGACAAGACTTGTCTGTATATCCTGGAAAAATCTTTCGAAGACAAGCGGGAGCTCCAGGACAAGGCATTTTTGGAACCAAGTTTCCCAATGTTACTGGGGAGTGTTTGCAGATGTTCGACAAGGCTCGTCAATTAGCTGATGAGTCAACTGGTATGCCAAGCTACAGCCACGGTATGACAGGTGTGCAAGGCGTTGGCAGAACAGCGTCTGGAATGTCTATGCTCATGGGTGCAGCCGCTCAAAACATTAAAGCAGTAGTGCGTAATATTGATGACTATCTTTTGGCACCATTGGGTAAGAGTTTATACGC